GCCACGCATGACCACAATGTCGTCATCGGTATACCCACCAAGCTGAGCAAGGTAGACAAAGACTGAATGGGATGCGCAAGACAAAGAAAAATCTTGACGCACATCCCATTTACTCCAGTCAATACCGACACCTCTATTGTCCTCACCGTACTTGAACATGGAGTCCGTCATCCTGGACCAATCTGGTCCTCCGCAGTTTATTCCAACTGCATTTTCACACAACTCTGGATGAGCTCGTATGAAACGGATAATGGGCATGTAGTACATTCTGACTAACAATGTGAAAGCCATGGGTGAAGCTTGAAAACACCGAACCTTGAGATTCTTCTCTCCATTCTTCATCAACAAAGTTGCCTCATCCTTGAGGCTTGTCGAGAATACGGGAAAACATCTTTCGTTCTTTCGGTAAGTTTCAATCATTTGGTCGACAACATCCCATATCTCGATATCAACCTCGTAATAGAGCTCTCCATTGTCTCCTACCAGCTGATTAGCTGACAGGAGTTTGAGACCTCGAAGAGGAATACCTCGGGAAGTGTTGAAAACCATGCCGTTCACAGTACTAACTCCACGAATTCCATTGACAGTGTCGTGACGATTCAAAGGACTTAGACGACCAACTCGCGCAATGAACAAAGCCATTGCTCTCGGAAACGGTTCAACAAAATCGTCAAAAGCCATGTTCACAAGATCCGAAGGGTAGGGGTAGGGTGGATCCATCATATGAACCATCGTGGCATTGTAAGCTCGCCAAGGTGGATTCAGATATGGTTTTCCCCACAAACATGGTCTGCCCATCACTCTGGCGACTGACTCCGAAATCGGTAGTTTTCTAACGTTTGACGTATAAGTCGCTTGCAATGGTGTCTGACCACGTATGCGGATTTGACAATTTTCAGGGGCTGAATCAAGAATTTTCATCTGGGGATGACCAGGGCCAGGAGTGTAGATTTTCTTACCATACAACTCCGTTGGGATTTTCCCAGCACATGGGAAAAGGCTGTGTTTTGAAAAGCGCTCTTCCAGTTTCTTTCTTACCATGACATAATCAGAGTAGAGGATTTGCTGATTGAAAACATATCCTTCTTGATAGTCTGGATCGTCAGGATTTCTCCAAGATGCATACAAAAACCCGAGAATTGCTGGGTTGTTGCGTTCGCTCAACAGAATGGACATGCAAGTACCAGGATCAATCAAATTGGGCGCATAACACTTGATGGCTCTCTTAGCCAATCCATTCAAACACTCACAATGTTCAGCAGTAGTCACCAATTCATGGAATTTTCCTGCGTTATAGCCAAGAATACGAGCTTTCAAATTTCCAGCTCCGTGTTCTGTTGGAAGTAATCGTGTGTGATCTTTGAAATTTCGACTGTGTGACATCCGGAACATGAGAAGATCGAAGTTCTCAAACCGTTCTCCTGAAGAGAGAGCAAAATCAAAGTACATGCGTCCGAATACTGAGTTCGAGTTTTGAACGCAGTACCCTTTTATTCGAGATACTTTTTGGTTGGCGAATACCGCTCCTTTGTTGAAATAGTGAGCATTCATCAAGACATATCCATTCTCCAGGCACACAAACTGCGCTCGATATCGAGTGGGATCGTCATCTTGCGTGAAAAAAGCTTCAAGAACGCAATTTTTCAAAGTATTGGTGGCTTGAGTGGGGGAAGCTTGAACCATGCGTGCAGGCTGTGGAATCCTGGCTTTCGGAAATGGAATTTTGCCAAGCCATGAAAACATGGAAGTTTCACGCTCGGGATCATTATCCAAAGTTCCAGCAGAAGCAGACAAACGATTGCTATTCCAGCATGAAACTCCCAATGAAACCAATCCCAATAAGCCAACGGCTATTGTGATTGATTCCGCA